GCGCAGATGGAGCTGTCCAGCGGCTCGCCGGCCGTGTGGCTCAACAACGGCATCGCCGGCGGCCCGCCCATGACCATCCTCGGCCGCCCCGTGATCTTCACGGAGAAGGTCCCGGCCGTGACCAACGCCAACCAGCTCTCGCTGGTCGACTTCGGCTACTACCTCCTCGGCGACCGTCAGGCGATGCAGTTCGAGACCTCGCCTCACTACAAGTTCGCCAACGACCAGACCGCCGTCCGCATCATCGAGCGGGTCGACGGGCGTCCGTGGCTGGCGTCCGCCATCACTCCCCGCAACGGCGGCGCCACCCTCAGCCCGTTCGTGGCCTTGGGCGCCACCCAGGCCTAGCTCCTGGCCGGCGTCGGCTCACGGGTCGGCGCCGGCTCAACCTGCCCAGAGCGGCTCAATGGGAGGCAGTAACGACCCTCCCGGGAAGGAACGAACTACATGAGCACCAAGGCACTTGGGCGACTGTTCGACGTTGGCTCCGCCATCGTCCCGGTCGACCTGGCCGCCGGCGCCAACACCGGCCACCGGCTGCACCTGCGCAACTACGGCGGGGTCGCCATCGTCGGCTACCTCAACAACGGCACCGCCGCTGAGAACCCGACCTTCGACGTGCAGGAGCACGACGCCGCCTCGGCTGGCAACAGCCAGGACCTCGACGTGGTGGCCACCTACTACGTCAAGAGCGAGGCCGCGCTCGACGGCGACGAGACCTGGTCCAAGGTGACCCAGGCCGCCGCAAGCGAGGTCACCAATGCCTCCTGGGACGACGCCCTGGAGGTCCTGGTGGTCATCGAGGTCCTGTCCGAGCAGCTCTCGGACGGCTTCGAGTGGATCAGCGTGAACGTGGCCGACCCCGGCACCGCTCACGTTGGCGCGGCGCTCTACATCATGTTCGACCTGAAGGTCCAGCGGGCCCCCGAGTCCCTGGCCCAGCCGAACGCCTAGCCGATGCCGCTGCTGGTCTGTCGCCGTTGCAGTACCCGGTTCGCGCTGGGCCTACCGCGCTGCCCCAACTGCACGGCGACGGACCACTACACCGAGGGCGAGGAGGGCCCGATGCCGAAGATTCACCTGGGCCGGGAGCCGACCTACCGGCCGACCCCGGCCCTTGGCGAGCTGGCGCATGGCGCCCCGGGCCCGGCGCAGGACCTGAACCCGGCCGGCGAGGTCGGACAGGACCCTACGCCGGGCCCGGACACCGACTACGGCTCGCGGACCGTGGTGGAGCTGCGCCAGCTCCTCCGCGAACGCAACACCGGCCGGCACGAGGCCGAGCAGCTCCCGCTGTCCGGCAACAAGCCCGACCTGGTGATGCGTCTCCAGGTCGACGACGAAGCAACAGCCGGCGCCGACAACCCGGCGGACGACGGCTAATGGCCTGGGAGCAGCTCCTGGCCATCCGCCAAGAGCGCGAGCAGCTCGCCGCCGACGAGCAGCTCCGCCCACCGTCGGCATGCCCCAACGACGGCGAACCGCTCCGCACCGCCCCCGACGGGGGCCTGTTCTGTCCCTTCGATGGCTGGAGACCTGAATGAGCAGCCCCACAACCAAGGCGGTCGCCCTCACTGGCAGCGACCAGGCCGTGCGGGCCGCGACCGCCGACTACCGAGGGTTCGCTGTCCGCGAGACGGCAGGCTCGACGGCGGTCATCCGCATCTACGACGACCCTGACTCGGCCAACGGCACGCTGCTCGACACGATCGCTCTGACCGCCAACGAGAGCATGGCCGCCTACTACTCGCCCGGGATCGCCGCGACGACGGGCATCTACGTCGACATCGTGAGCGGCACCGTCGAGGGCTCTATCCGGGTGGGCGACTAGAGGTGACCGTCCGCACCTTCGACGGGGTCGACGACGTTATCCACTTCGAGCCGGGTGCGCTCGTAGCCCTTGACGGTTCGCTCCTGACCTTCGCGGCCGTCTGGAAGCCGGTGAACCTGCACAAGGCCGGGCTGCTGTTCGTCGCCGACGCCGGCCTCGCCCAGGTCTTCAACGTCAACCCCTACAACGACGGCAACGTGTGGTATTCGACCGCCACTGGCAACTTCGGATGCTCAGACTGGGACGGCACCGAAGGCTGGATGCTGCATGCCATTCGCAACCAGCCCGGCGTCAGTGGCGTGCGCTCCCACAAGTACGTGTTTGACACGCCCGGGTGGACCCACGCGAACGAGGCCGGCGGCATCTCGGCCAGCGTCAACCCGGCCACCGAGGCATGGATGGGCCGCTTCGGTGGCGTCGGTAGTACCGAGTGCCTCCACGGCAGCCTGGCCGCCATGGGCGTGTGGGATGTCGCCCTGGACGACACCCAGGTCGAGACCCTCAGCGCCGGCCTGTCCGCGTGGGCGGCGCTCGCCCCGGTCGCCCTGTGGGCCTTCAACCAGGCGAGCACGAGCGACCCGGTCCTCGACCTGACCGGCAACGGCGCCGACCAGGACGGCCTCACCGGGACCACGGTCACCGTCGGCGACGACCCGGCCGGGTTCTCGTTCAGCCTCGCCGGCGGCGCCCACCGTCACATCCTGGTCCCCGGCCTGCCATGGCGCGCTGGCGCGTGAGAGGACACCGATGACAACGCCGACGTGGCTCTGCACCCGCGAGGACGTGATGCGGGCCCTGGACGTGAAGCTCACGGCCCGCAACATCGCCCAGGTCGACCGGGCCATTGAGACCGGCGCCAGGCTCGTCGAGAAGCGCCTCGCCCGCACGTTCCGGCCCGTCCAGGCCACCCGCTACTTCGACTGGCCAAGCCGGGCCTACGGGACCTCCTGGAGGCTGTGGCTGGACGCCAACGAGGTCATCAGCCTCACGAGCCTCGTCGCCGGCGGCACAACCATCGCCAGCTCTGACTACTTCCTGGAGCCGGCCAACAGCGGCCCGCCGTACAACCGCATCGAGGTCGACCTCAGCTCCTCGGCCGCGTTCTCCGCCGGGTCGACCCACCAGCGGGCCATCGCCGCGACGGGCCTGTTCGGTCACTCCAACAACGAGGCCGGCGCCGGCCTGGTCGACGAGGCCCTGGACGACTCCGAGACAGCCGTGACCGTGAGCGACTCCGGCCTGGTCGGCGTCGGGGACATCCTCCGTGTCGACGACGAGCGGCTCCGGGTGACCGAGCGGGCCATGGTCGACACCGGGCAGAACACGACTGCCCTGACCGCGCTGGCCAGCTCCAACACGATCACCGGCATCAGCGCCGGCGAGATTGCCGTCGGCGAGGTCCTCCTGGTCGACTCCGAGCGGATGCTCGTGGTGGATGTGTCCGGGACCACGGTCACGGTCAAACGCGCCTGGGACGGGACGGTCCTGGCCGCCCACTCCAACGGCGCCGACATCTACGCCCCTCGGGTCCTCACTGTCGAGCGTGGCGCCCTCGGGACCACGGCCGCGACCCACAGCGACCAGGCGACGCTGTACCGCCACCTGGTTCCCGGGCCGGCGCGGGACCTGAACATCGCCGAAGCCATCAACACCCTCCAGCAGGAAGGGACCGGCTACGCCCGCCGGTCCGGGCTGGGCGAGGCACGCGGCACCGGCAAGCCCAACAGCGACGTGGAGGCCTCCGGCCGAGGCCTGGACGACCTCCGTGAGCAGGCCGAAATGGCGCTCGCCCGTTGGCGAATGAGGACTGTCTGATGGCCCTGGACGTGGTCGGGATCATGGACCAGCTCGTCTCGCACGCGCTGGCCACCGGCTACTTCGACTCGGTCAACGAGACGAAGATCGACGAGCCAACCGGCGGCGGCAACATCACCGTCGGCATCTGGGCCGATGACATCGTCCCTATCCGCTCCAGCGGGCTCGCCTCGACCAGCGTGCGCATCATCTACAAGGTCCGGCTGTTCACCTCGACCGAGGCTTCCCCGGAGAGCTACGTCGAGCGGGTCATGGTCGAGGCAGCCGACTCGCTGTTCTCCGCCTACTCGGGCGACTTCGAGCTGGGCGGCGAGGCCCGCGCCATCGACCTCCTCGGGATGCATGGCGTGAGCCTGGCCTGCAATGCCCACTACATGAACCTCTCCGGAACCATCTACCGGGTCATGGACCTCACCGTCCCTGTCCTGGTCAACGACGTGTACGACCAGAGCGCATAGGAGCTGCACGATGGCGAAGCAAGGTGGGCTCGGCGACAACTTCTACGTGGCCGAGTTCGACCTGTCCGGCGACGTGGGCTCCATCGGCAACATCAGCGGGGGCCCGGCCGCTCTGGACGTGACCCCGGTCAACAAGAGCGGGCACGAGCGCATCGGCGGGCTCCGGACCGGGGTCATGGAGTGGTCCACGTTCTTCAACGACGCCGACAACCAGGCCCACGAGGCGCTGTCGAGCCTGCTGACCACTGACCGGGTCGTGAGCTACTTCCGGGGAACGACGCTCGGCAACCCGGCTGCATCCGAGGTCGCCAAGCAGGTCAACTACGACGGCAACCGGGCCAACGACGGCGGGCTTGCCCTGGCCGTCCAGGCGCTCGCCAACGGCTACGGCGTCCAGTGGGGCCGCCAGGCCACCGCTGGCACCCGCACCGACACCGGCGCGACCAACGGGTCCAGCATCGACGACGGCGCGGCCAGCTCGTTCGGGCTCCAGGCGTTCCTCCACGTGTTCGCCTTCACCGGCACCGACGCGACCGTCAAGCTCCAGGAGTCGAGCGACGACGGCGGCGGCGACGCCTTCGCCGACGTGACCGGCGGCGGCTTCACTCAGGTCACCGGCGTCACCTCTGAGCGGATCGCCACGGCCGACGACCTCGCCGTCGAGCGCTACCTGCGGGTGGTCACGACCACCTCGGGCGGCTTCTCCAGCATGGACTTCGCCGTCGTCGTGGTCCGCAACGAGACGGCGGTCGCGTTCTGATGCGGGCCCGCGCCGCGCTGCTCGCCCTCGCCCTTGGGCTGCTGTTCGGCTTCCTGTGGAGCGCGGGAGGTGGACGGCCATGATCCTCACGCCCTGCACGACCGGCACCGAGGCCCTGTTCGTGCGCCTCGCCGACGACGGCGTCACCCCCGACCCGACCCGGGGCGTGCTCGGGGTC